TTCCTCTGATCAATCCGCATATCCCCGTTGATGATGCGGTTACGGGTGCCAGCAAGCGGACCGCCGTTGAGGTTGGCTACCTGAACTTGATCGGCACCGGCGTCGATCTTGAACAGGTCGGGGTTGGTGTCGCCCTCAATTCTGAAGTCAACGTCATTGCCGCCATCGTTGAACACCACTTCAGTGGAGCCGTTGAAGTTGACGCGCTGCACGCCAGCGGTTGAAATGCCAACTTGATCAGTGCCGGGGCTGTAGACGCCGGTATCAGTGCCGCTGTCCTTGAAGTAGATCGACGGGCTAGCAGCACTGCCGTTTTCCAGTGCCAAGCTGGTCCACTCGCCGTCCAACTGGAACATCGTGATCCAGGCGCTGTTTGCTGCATTGCGCAGCTTCATCACGCCATTGGTCGTATCAGCCCACCACTGATAGGCGTAGGTCGTGCTGGGTTCGGTCGAGCCGCTGTGGTTGGTGAAGACAGCAGCAAGCTGATTGTTCAGGTCTGCCCGTACCGCAGCACCTGAAGCGTTACTGACGATGCCGTCTGCTTGTGCCATGTTTAAACGAGTGCGCCGTAACCGGCGGCTTGATACTGGAAGTTCCGATCAACAATGGTGCCAGCACTGTTGCGGAAGGTCACAGTAAAGCCAGTTCGGGTCGGAGAGGTTACCTCATAATAATCCCCTGTGCCCAGATTGAAAGCGGTGATTCCCAAGGCAGGCGTTTCGTAGAAGGCATTGGTATAGGTAACGACCTTGGCAGTCGTGCCTGACGCGATGGTGCCGCTGCGTTCCGTGCGGCTTTCCAGCTGCATCACATAACCCAGTTCATCCACGATTGGGGTTTGATCGCTGGCAACACTGGTTAGTTCCACCTTGAACTGGAACTGGCGCCCGGTGTAGCGGCCTGCTCGCATCGGAACCCATTCACCAAAGTCAATATCAGATTCCAGCTCAAAGTCGTCGCCATCCTCCAGCAGCAGATTGTCGCTGTCTTCCAGCAGCAGGAACTCATCAACCGTGGCATCAGCACTGGTGCGGAAGTAGATCTCAGCGCTGGTGTCGTCTGGAATGTCGCCGTCGAAGTCGCTCCAGCGGTCGATCTCAGCAGTGCGGCTGTCGATGGTGGCGGCAGGGTACAGGCCGCGAGTGGCAAGGATGCGATTAAAGACAACGCTGTAGTTGCCGCCTAAATCAAGGATGTTCTGGAAGTAGTAGCGACCGCTGAGGCCACGGGTGCCGATGAAGTCGAAGCTATCCCAAGTGTCGATCAGATCAACCTTGTCGTCGATGGTATCCGTGCCATCAAGCACCAAGCCATCGTATTCATCGGAATAGAACGTGCCGTCGTACTGACCAGGGAAGTTGCTGGTTTCTTCGCGGACGGTTGTGATGTCGTAGCGCGGGATTGGATTGGGCAGATCAATCGTTGCACTGACTGCATTGGCGCTTCGTGCTCCAGTCTTGTCTTGAAACTTGATCAGATATTCGCCTTCCACTAACGGCAAAATCGCCTGCGCCGTGTTGGCCGTGATCGACTCAGACAGCAGCGTGCTGTTGCTCCACTCGCCGGTGCCGTCGGTCTTGCTGCTGTGGCGGATGATGGCGATAAATTCGTAGCTGTTGTAATTGCTGGGTCTATCCCATCGCAGCATCACCTGATCGTTGCCGTAAGCCTCAATGCGGACATTGACAGGATCAGGCGGCAGGACAGTAACGGAGCCGCTGTTGTTTTCTGGCGTGGTTGTTGTCTGCAGCGTCCATGGTGATCTTTTCTGCAGAGGCGCTTGACCGACAGAGCGAACCTCAAAGCTCAGCGCAGTGTTAGGCGGTACGGCGTCGATGTAAAACTCAGAGTCAGTTGTTTGCGTGATGACGTAGTTGCCGTTGCCAACCTTGAAGCGAACCTCATAGCTGAACGCATTGCCAGCTTCGCCGCGTGTCCACGATGCCGTGATGCGGTTGAAGATGTTGGCGCCACTGCTGATCTGGCTAGTCGTCAGCGTCAACCCAGTAGGTGCAGGTGGCGTTTCGTCGTAACGGCTGATTGGCTCAAAAATCAGATTCGTGCCAGTGTCAACAGCGGTGTAAAGGCTGTCATTATGCACCAAGCCGGTGATGCTAAATTGACCGTCGCCGTTATCAGCAATCGAGATGCAGCGAAACTTCTGCTGAGCGATTGCAGTGCTGGTGATTGAATACAGCGCCTGTGCTTGTGGCGTAAGAGTGAAGGCCGATGCGATGTTGATCGTGGAACCGGCAACGCTAGTGATCGCACGGGTTTCAAGCGTTCCATCGGGCAACAGACAAGTCAGCTGATGGCTGCTGCCACTGGGAAGCGTGACGGTTTGATCGGCCACAACTGCAGTGCCAGCCACGCTGCTGATACGACCTGAAATGCGCTGCCCTTGACGCAGCTGATCAGCGACCGCAAAGATCTGCCCTGGCAGCACAACAGCACCCTGCAGGCCGGTAGTGAAGGTGATCGTTTCGCCGTCTAGCTCTTCAGTCTTGAGCACCCAGCGACCCACGCGCTGCGCCTGCCATTTAGACGTGCAACCAAAAGCAACAATCTCTTTGACTTGATAGCCGTATTTGGTGATCAGCGCCGAGTCTTCAACAACGACGTAGTTGGATTTGTAGAAGTTTTCTGGGTCGTTGTAGCGAACGCGAACGCTAGTGCTCCGGGTTTTGAGTGAGCTACCTGAGTATTCAAAGACGCCATCGATGACATTGGCGTTGTTGTAGAGATGAACAGGCGACAACGCAGTGCCATCAAGATTGCCGTGATCAGCAGCAGCTTGAATTACATCGGCAGACCAATACAGCAAACCACGGAAGACACTGGCAAGATCCTGCAGGACGTTGTACGCCTCAGCCTGATCACCAATGACAACGTTGCAGGCAAAACGTGGTTCAGTTGTGCCGTCTGGATTGGTGATTTGTTGGTTGGCGTAACGCACCAGCGGGTACAGATCGACCCAGCTCAGATTCGTTGCCGTAACAAAATCACCAGCGCCATAGCGGCCATTGGTGAGCATGTCGTAGAAACAACAGACTGGGCAGGTCGTCCACACGGGACCACGCAGACTGCCATCAAACGAGCCATCAAGCTGCAGGCTGCCATCTGCACGCACCGTGGCATTGCTCGGAATCATCACCCGGCGACCACGGATCAGGTAGGCGCGAGTTGGCAGGCTGTCGAACTGCCGCGTTGAAACCGATAGACCAGTAACAGCGCAGAACGGATAGCCGGTGCGGATGTATTGCTCTTCGATCAGGCTGGTCCAGAGCAGCTGGTTGCCGCGATCATTGGCAACACTGGTGTTCTGCGGTGTATCGCGGAAGCTGGTGTATTTGACTTCAAAACTGTCTTCACCAAGATCTTCCTTGATGACCTTGATGTTCCAAGGACCGCTGCCAGTCAGATTGATGCGCGGTGTTTTGAACTGATAGCTGGTGGTCGATACGCCGGTGACGCGGCGGCTGTAAACCGTGTTATACGCTTCGCCGCGTGCTTGTACCTGCACGATGATGCCAACAGTGGCGCTAAATGCTTGACCTTGCGCCAGCCCTTCCTTGGCAACCGAGAACAGACGCGGAACGGTAAACAGGATCTGAAACGCGTCTACATCGGTATCTGTGATCTGACGAATAACGGTGCCACCGCCGTAGCGACGAGCGATTACTTCATCGTTGACATTGAGATCTTCCTCATAGTTCTTGCCGACTTCTGTATTGATCTCAGTGACAGTTGAGGTAACGCCAGGCGCAGTGCTAGGCGGAGTTTGTGTTGCAGTGCCTTCGCGGTATTCATAATTGATGTCTTGCGCTGGAAAGTTGCGTTCACCGCTGCTGCTAAGGATCGGAGTCTCGTTGAGATATACGCCAGCTTCCTGCCCGACGATGCCATCAATCGGACCCTCGCACAGAAGGTCGAGAATCTTGATCGTGGAGGTGGAGTTGAGTGCCATTACAGGTCGTATCCGCTGGCTTGCAGTTGCAGGTAAACATCGCCTTCACAGCGGAAGTCCACGATCTCCACCCTGACGGTTCCATTGTCGCTCGGGTTGTCGGCATGTGTAAAACGATGGATCCACCGGTAATGATCGAATGTCAAACCTTGGATCGTTGCCTGTGCTGATGCCAATAGGTCATCAGTATTTTTACGCAAAACATCAACGCGATAAGTAATAAAACCATCAACAAGTGTTGTGCCAGCACCTGCTACGCGATCACGCAAGCCAACGGGCAGTGCTAAACAAACACCAAACCGACTACGCTTGCTGTCTTTTGTATCAAAGAAATACGTTGCAGTAGC